GCTTATACATCCAGCGATCAGGTGGAACACGCTTAGCAGCTTCAGAAAGCTCTGCTCTAAGGTCTGTAGCTATCTGTGCATCGATAACTTCTAGGACAGTATCAGCCTGTTCTTGGGTAAGTAACGGTATACCACCGCCAGGCCTATTCATCCAGCGATCGGGTGGTACACGTTTCGCAGCCTCTGCAAGGTAAGTTCTAAGTTCAGTGGCTATACTAGCATTTATTGGTTCCCAAAAAGCATCTGCCTGCTCTTGCGTGAGATATGGCTTACCACCGCCGGATTTATACATCCATCGGTCAGTAGGAGCCCGGGATGCCATAGCCTGCATTTCTATGAGGCTATCTAAATACATACTTGACGCAATAGTATCGAGGGCAGTTTGTGCTTCTTCTTGAGTGAGGTATGGTATACCACCACCAACCTTATTAAGCCAGCGATCCGTTGGAGCGCGCTTTGCAGACTCTGCAAGTTCTGCTCTAAGCCCGGTAGCTATCTGTGCATCTATTGAATCAGTAACTGCTTTTGCAGCTTCTGGAGAAAGGAAAGAAACACCGCCACCTGGTTTATATAAATACGGGTCAACGGATACTCTTGCCGCGGAATGTTCTAATTCAATCCTTGTAGACAAATCAATCGACGCTTGTATGGTTTCAAGTGCTATATCGGCTTCTTCTGGACTAAGATAGGCAATGCCTCCACCGACTTTATTAAGCCATCGATCAGGCGGGGCTCGTTTTGACGCTTCTGCCAGCTCAAGCATAGTAGAACTAAATATCTTGTTGTCGAGTCCAGCTATAAACGAGTCGGCTTGTTCTGGTGTAAGAAATGCAACACCACCACCTGGCTTTGATTCCCATTTGTCGCCTTTATAGCGCCCAGCCATTTTGGAAAGTTCGATAGCGGTATCAAAGGCAATTCGATTGCTTATATCATTAAGAAAAGCATCAGCTTGCTCTTGTGTTAAATACTGTAAACCACCGCCTGGTAACCTTGCCCATCTATCAGATGGCGCACGATTAGCTGACTCAGCAAGTTCAGCTCTAAGGCCAGTAGCTATCTGCGCATCTATAGTAGCGATAATAGAATCCGCTTGCTCTTGAGTGAGTAGTTTAGTACCACCACCAGGTCTGTAGAGCCATCTATCGGTTGGCACGCGTGATGCCGCAGCACTAAGTTCCTGAGATACTGAGAGCATTACCGATGCAGTGATTCGTTCTAGCTCTGCCTGTGCTTCTTCAGGCGTTAATAATGGAATTCCTCCACCTGGCATATACATCCAGCGATCAGGAGGAACTCTTGATTCAGCCGACCCAAGATATTTTTCTGATTCTTGTGGAGAATATTCTTTAATTGCATTTTGTAATAAGGTTATGGTACCTTCGCCGAGCTTCCAAATGCCTGAAGTAAGCATTCCATAGAGTAAATCATTCGCATTATTAACAAACTGTTTTTTTACTTTTTCCTGTAATTCTGGTGGGAGATTCGGCAGGTCTTTTGTGTGCTGATTTATCCATTCTTGCACAACATAAGAGCCTGTGGGCTTCTCCCATCCAAGTTCATAGCGAGTCTTAGTAGCATCAATGCCTGTTGCTTCTGTAAGCCACTGTCGCCAATCAGGCAGTGCTGTACCTGTCCTGGTTCCTGTTACATTTCCTTGATTTATAAGTGCACTTTGCCCCCTCAGTCTTCCAGCCTCGAGAGAGGTTTGTGCTTGTTCTTTTTGTAGTCCCCTCAAAATGCCTAAGACTTGCTCTTGAAGAGTTATTCCAGTTCTTTGCCCTGTGATATTAGGCGCATATCCTGGCGGTATCACACCTTCGAGTTGAGTAGGATTGGCTCGCGCAAATGCAAGTGCTGCTTGAATGTCTCCACTTGACCCACCGGAAGCAATGACTGTTTTTATATTTTTTCTACCTAACACTTGATCAGAATATTTATTAAAATCATCAAGCCATGATTTTAGAGAGTCTTGTAAAGACTTCCCCATTTCGGCAAGCATTGCCTTCCAATTATCTTTGGCGATGGATAATTTCCCCTCATAGGTCTGGGCTGTCTTCTCCATCATGCCTTCAAATTGCCCACCAGCTTCAGTAAGGGATCTCAATGCTTTTTCAATTTCAGGGAAGCCTACTTTGCCTTCGGTAACAAGAGCCTGCACCTGCTCGACGGATTTCCCCATCACTTGTCCTAAAGCCTCGAATATTGGGACACCAGCATTAACGAATTGATAAAGGTCTCTAGTAAGTACTCTACCCTGTGCAAGCGCCTGGCCATAAGCAAGTGCCAACCGTTGTATAGTTTCATCGTTCCCTCTCGCAACGTCTCCCATGCGTTCGAGTGTCGGGATGATTTCTTCAGTGGCAAGGCCAAAGCCCTTTAACATTTGAGCGGCGCTTTCTACACCTTGGAATGTAAGAGGGGTGCGCTGAGCAAGGGCATACAGCTCGTCGAACATTTTCGAGCCTTCACCAACGTCTTTCAAAAAGACTCCCCATGCCACACGTGAACGCTCGAAACTCCCGGCAAGGTTAACCGCCTCTTTGCCAAGATCAATAAACTCTCGAATAGCCGCTCGAGTAACTTGGATGCCAAGATTCATCCCTGAGGAATACCCTGCTATTTTAAGCGCAAGAGAACTAAATGACGCCTCGGTGTTGCGGCATTGGTTGGCAAGGTTTTGGAGCCCAGCCTCTGTATTGCGGCCTTGTGCGGCAAGGCCTTGAAGCCCAGCCGTAGTTTCATGGATACCTTCATTGCGTACTCTTATAACTAAACTTGCATCATCCATGTATTATTCCTTATTGTCCTCGCGCCATTTCGCTATTGTTATATCCATCGCTCGCACTGCATCAATCTCCCATGCCGATAGCTTATATCCAGTTACTTCCTGATAGTCCAAGATTGCGCGCCACGTAATTTTCGCGCCAGAAAAGCCTTGCTCCAATCCACTCCGTAAATCCCAAAACATTTGCCATAAATATTCAAATCCGTCTGGAACCTTCACCGAATCAAGCCGCTCATCATGCCCACGCCCTTGCCGTTCTCGCGCTTCCAATTGCTCCCGCAAAGAAGTTTCGTCGTCCTTTGCAGGAACATTCAGGTCGCAATACGCCCTAACCGCTTCGCATAGTGCAGTTAGGGCTTCGGAAAATAATTCTTCCTAGTAGTGATGAAATTACCAACGAACGTTGCTAAATACGGCAGCTTAAGATACTTTTCTTTTGCCGCTTCCTGAGAGAATTTCACTTCGCTCCCATCATCCTCTTCCGCGCCTTTCCATCCAGTGGTACAGCGCGCAAAAAGCTCACATAAGTCTTCTTGCCGCAAGTTATTGATACCACGTGCCTTGTTACGTGAGAGAATCTCTTCAAGGCAAGATTGATACACCTTTGAGTCTGCACCAAGCAAAGTAAGAATAAGCCCAGAAGGCTCTCCAGTAATCGGATCAGGTACCTCTGCGTCAACGCCTTTTTCAGCAAGTGTCTGCGAATCGAACCGTGAAAACTTCATTTTTACTCCTGTACAGCCTTATGTCAATTTCCACCAGCGCCAGTTAATGAGGCCGCTTGTGGGGTCCTTCTCAACCTGGAATGGAATATTCTGAATTACGTCTGTTTCGCTCTTCTGGAATTGCGCATCAGTGATAAAAACCCGTGGAATATCAAGCGCATAGCCAGTTGTGCCGCTAGAATCCATAAACCTTAAGCCAAGCGCAAAACGTGTTTCAGCGGCATATTTCGTCCAGAAAGAAGAGGATTCAACGTAGAGGCTAAGGTTTCCGGTCAGATTGGAACGCCCGTATGAAATGCCTGTTGCTTCATCAAGGCCAATAGAGAACTGAGGGCTTCTCTGATTTGCCATCGCAACATTAAGTTGCGTGATTGTTGCGACAGGAGCACCATCTACCACTACTACGCTATCAGTTGCGCGAATCGGCAACGTTGTTGAAGGATCGGTATAAGAACCTGCGTACTTCGTACCCGAAGGGCCTAGAATCTTTTTGGCAATAAAATCAAAGTTGCAGGTTACAATCCCATCGGTTGCCATTGAAAGCGTCATTCCGTTGGCGACACAGCCAAGCGCCTCGAAGTAGAACGGAATATCAAGCTGCGCATCTTCAAAAGCGAGAGATTTTTCGGTTGAGCCAGTTATCAGATATCCCATCCGCTGCACTGTTATTCCAGCCTGTGACGTTGCCGCGGTAAGCAGAGAATCACCAGTTTCAGGGTCTTTTGCTTCGCCAAAGGTAAGCATGTTGTCAGTGCGAGCGGTTACCTTGAAGAATCCATTGTTCGCAGTATATCCACTAGCGAATCCAGAAACCTTGACATAATCGCCAACGGAAATCAGCGAAGCACCTGCCCCACCAATCCCTGTTGCCGACATCGTGTTCGTTGTCGCTGCAACGGTCACTGAAA